TTTCATCAAGGATTTTCATATCCTCTTCAAATCCCATCCACTTACAAAGTTGATAAGACCCTTCTAACTCACTAATCAATCTTAGAATGTTAGCAGGATGTTTTTCAAGTCCTCCAAAATCATACTTCGACATAATAATAGTTTGGAGAAAGCGGAATACCAGAATCGAACTGGTGACGAAAGGTTGGAAACCTTTAGTTTTGCCTCTAAACTAATTCCGCAAGCGACTCAGGTTGGGGTCGAACCAACGACCGACTGCTTAGAAGGCAGTTGCTCTATCCACTGAGCTACTGAGTCAAATGGCAGTTCCTATCGCCGCTAACCCTGAACTACCAAGGAGGTCACCGCAGTGGTCTCTCAACCACATTGTTATTGTAGCATACCCGATCCAGATTGCCAACCCTCTTGGAAGTTCTCTGAACCGCCACCAAGTGATGGAATAGGATCTAATGCAAGAGTGGTTGCTACATTCTTTGTAGCAATCTCATACATCACTTCATGAATGTTCTCTGATTCTGCTGTCCGTACTGACCATGAACCTCCAACACCTCCATCCATATTGACAATGATATCATCATCTAGATTATTCATTAAGTTATAATGCTCCATTTGAGTTTCTGTCAGGATTGGTTCACCGAACCACTCATCATATGATAAAAAGATTGGTGCTGGATAGGTCATGACTGCCAGTGATAGTGAAAGAAGTTACCTTTTCGATCACACATTGGATCTTCTGCTACGACACGATATGGTAGCATACTCTGTCCTTTAAAGTCAGTCCTATCTCCAATAATGCTATATGCTTGTAGGAGTTTAGAACGACCAAGTTCAGATTTAAATTCACTTACCAAAGCAGTGGGTGCAACAGGTCTCCAGTAATCAAATCCTTGATACTGACCAGGAGCATATACTACATCCGCAACAGTGTTAGGGTAGTGAGGAGATTTAACACGATTAAGGATAGATACTGCCACACAGTACTCATCCATAGTGTTGGGTCTTGCTTCAACCTTGACCGCTCTTGCAAGATGGTCGTAATCAATAGCACTAAGTGCCAGAATTGTTTCCAAAATCATAATAGTCTTTTCTGTAGTACCTGCCTAGGACATTGCTATTATAGAAGGCAGGGGTGCCATCTGTCAAGCTTTCCGTCAGAACACCATGAACGAAGAGTTGGCGAGTCTCCTCGTAGTTGACTCGTCCTGGTGTGGTGTGTAAGGAGAGGATTTCTCTAGCAAAAGACTCCCGTCCATATTGCTTAACATCCTCCGTAAGCTCTGGACAACTTCCATAGTACTTTCTCCAGTTACTCTCACTTGTAACTCTTCGCCGCTTTCCAGTGTTAGAACTAATTCTAGGCTTTCGTTTTTGCCAGAAGTATTTTCTACCGATGTAGGAACGGTTCGTGGTGCTACAGGTAATTTTGTAAACAAAACCATAGTTGTCCCCAATAAGACTCCCGTCAAAGACGCTGCCACGATAGGTCCAGGGATTGGGGTACTCAGGGTACTCTTGAGTTTCTTCCACATGTTCATAATGTTCTTTCCTTATTTATTAGGTGGTTCCTCATGAAACCACCAATCATCAATTTGCTTTGCTTCTATCTTTTTTCTGATTTTAGAGTTTAAAACCAGAGAAAGTATCTTTCTTAACATCTTGTTTAATTCCACCTACAACGTAAGACTCAACTTCCGTTTCTTGTGGAGCAACTTGAAGACCTTTAGAAGAAATCCAGTGTTGTGTCCAGGGAAGAGGATTATTTTTAGCAGCAATATCATAGACAGGTTTAAGTCCAATCGCTTTCATACGACGATTAGCAATCCATTCAACATACTGTTTGAGTAAAGTATCATTCAATCCAATCATACTGCCATCTCTGAACAGATGGTCTGCCCATCTCTTCTCTTCATTTACAGCACGATCAAACATTGCATAAGTCCACTCTTCTTCTTCCTTCATGATTTGCTTCATTTCAGGATCATCACCTGCTTTCCACTTATTCAGAATATTCTGAGTGATTGCTAGATGCTGATTTTCGTCTCTAGCAATAAGGGAGATAATTTTTGCTGAACCTTCCATGAGTTTAAGTTCACCAAAAGCAAAACTGCAAGCAAAAGAAACATAGAAGCGTATTCCTTCAAGGATATTGACATTTGCTACAGCACGATAGAGTTTACGCTTGACCTCTTTGATTTCCCATTGTGCAGATGGTGAATCTTTAAAGTCAGATTGCCACATGTTGCCATTGCCCCATGTCTGAGCACAGTTAATGAAGTCATCATATGACTCTGTAACGCTGCCAGCACGTTCTAGAATGCGTTCGTCAGAAATGATATGATCAAATACATCACTGGGGTCAGAATAGACATTCTTGATGATGTAAGTATAAGAGCGACTATGGATCATTTCCATAAATCCCCATACTTCCATACATGCTTCCAGTTCAGGCAGAGAACAGTATGGTATAAACGCCATACCAGGACCACGACCCTGAATAGAGTCTAGCATAATCTGATACTTTAGGTTGGAAGTATAGATATGCTTTTGTTCTGGACGCAGTAATTGATAATCACCACGGTCTTTCTGAAGAGACACTTCTTCAGGTCTCCAGAAATATCCAAGTTGCTGTGTAGTTAGTTTTTCAAAAATAGGATACTTGTAGGAATCATATCTTTGAATGCCCAAAGGAGCACCAAAAAACATTGGTTGCTTCTTTGTATCGTGAGGGTTGGTATTAAATACCGTCATTCCCGTCACTGTGTTTGCGGTCTCCTTAGGTTCACCGCTGTATCCTCCACTGAGTTTAAACTGCACAGGATTCACACTCTCCCTCCTCGGCTTGTTCTAGTTGGCTTAATATGGTGTCAAGATCAGACTTATCCTCTTCCACCTCATCGGTCTTGATATCGTAGGTGTTTTGATAGTATGAAGTTTTCCATCCATACTTATATGTAGTCAAAAGATCATTTGCCATAACTGAAACGGGTACTTCATTGTCTGGATAGTTCTCTGGATTATAACTCCAGTTACCAGAGATGGCCTGATCAAAGAACTTCTGCATTACTGCGACAATATTAATATAACCTGTATTATCAGGCATCTCCCATAGTAATGTGTAGTTCTGTTTTAATGATGAGTACTGAGGAACAATTTGCTTAAGGGGTCCTTTCTTACTTTTTTTAATGGACAAGAATCCTCTAGGTGGTTCGATTCCATTAGTTGCGTTTGACACAACGGAACTGCTCTCTGAAGGCATCTGTGCGGACAGTGTGCTGTGTCGGAGTCCATACTTAGCGATAGATGCCCTAAGACCATCCCAATCATGTTCTAGCTCCTGTGTAACAAGTTCATCAACTTCTTTCTTATATGTATCAATTGGTAGAATGCCGTCAGAATACTTAGTACGTCCAAAGTATTCACAATGACCCTTCTCTTCTGCAATACGATTAGAGGATTTCAGTAAGTAATATTGGAATGATTCAGAGAGTCCGTGAACGGCATCCCATGCGCCCTGAGACCCATAAGATAACCCCAGTTTGGCGAGGTAATGGGCAAGACCAATAAATCCTACTCCAAGCGATCTCCGTGCCTTTGTAGCAATTTCTGCTGCCCTTACAGGATATTCCTGATAATCAATCAACTCTTCTAATCCTCGCACTGCAAGGTCACATAAATCTTCAAGTTCTTCATCAGAACGAATCTTACCCACATTAACAGCAGATAAAATACATAGAGCAATCTCACCAGGCATCTCTTCATCAATATGATTCAGAGGATCTGTTGGAAGAGTAATCTCTTGGCAGAGGTTACTCATATTGACTTTATCCTTAAAGGAAGAGTGAGAATTGCAGTGGTCAATGTTCATCAAATACAAACGACCGGTCTCTGCTCTCTCCTTCAGAATGTCTAAGAAAAGATCTTGTGCTCCGACAGTCTTTCTTGGAATAGACTGATCTGATTCATAACCCACATAGCAAGCGTCAAATGCATCAGTACCAAAAGCATCATAGAGACCTGGTACGTCATTCGGTGAGAAGAGGCTAATCTCTCCATTCGCAATGAAACGTTCGTAGAAAAGTTTTGAAATCTGGATTGAGTAGTCAAGTTTCCTCACTCGATTGTCTTCTGTACCCTTATTATTCTTAAGAACAATAATATCTTCTATTTCTTGGTGCCAGATTGGGAAGTGGACTGTTGCTGATCCACCACGGATTCCATTTTGCGTACAGCATCGTACAGTTGATTCAAACTTTTTAAGGAAAGGAATAACACCTGTGTGCTGAACTTCTCCTCCACGGATTTTGCTGTTGATCCCGCGAATCCTTCCAGCGTTGATGCCGATTCCAGCCCTTTGCGCCACATAACGGCCAATGGCCATGTCAGAAGTAAAAATACTATCCAAGGTGTCGTCAACATCAACAAGAACGCAAGACGCGAACTGGCGTAAAGGAGTTCTGACTCCTGCCATAATTGGTGTTGGGATGTTGAGTCTGTGTCTGGAGATTGCGTCATAATACCTTTTGACGTAAGACAATCTAGTTTCCTTTGGATAGTCTCGGAAAATAGTCAACGCAATCATGATATACATGAACTGCGGTGTTTCGTAGACGCTACCTGTACTTCTGTCTTGTACTAGGTATTTATCCACAACCTGCCGTAATCCAGCATAGGTGAACATAAAATCTCTATCATGATCTACGAAAGTCTCTGCTTTCATAATCTCTTCTAAAGAATACTTTGTGAAAATATCCTTGTCATAAATGTTATCGTAAGCCAGTTTAGTAATATGATCTACTAAATCAGGCAACTCATGCATCTTACCAAACAACTGCTTTCTCAAAGAAAACAGTAGAAGTCTAGCAGCAACAAATTGATAGTTTGGATGTTCTAGATCAATAAGGTCAGAAGCACTCTTAATCAAAATCTCTTGGATTTCTGCTGTAGTAATGCCATCATAAAATTGAATACCAGAGGTCATCTCAACTTGACTCGCAGAGACCCCTGCAAGACCTCTGGTTGCCTCTTCAACCATTGTATGCATCTTATCAAGGTCAAGCTTCTCAATCTGACCATCTCTCTTCGTAACCTTTAAACCGTTGCTCATTTCTTCTTCCAAGTAGTAAATTTGAGTTTTGCTTCTAGTCCACTGTAGACATTAGATTCTACAATCTTTTTCACGTTTAGTCCACTAAGTACCATATCATTAATATCCTTTTCTTGGATATTAGATGGCCATATCACTACGGAGTCGCCTCTATCAATAGTGCGTCCGATACGCCCGACGATTTCACTGTTTCTTGGTTCGTTATCATAGACCCAAACAGGATTGCTAATCCCCCAGTTACTAATATCAAGATCAGCTCCACACATAGCAATCGCATTTGGAATGAATGTGCTATCGAATGGTCCTTCTGTAATGAAGACTGGAGTATCTCTTTTGATTTTATCAAGTCCATAGATTTTTGGTTCATCATCGCCCATCATTATGGTTAAGTATTTAATAGGGTTTGTAGAGAGTGCTCTGCCCTGAACCCCAATAAGTTTTCCTTCTCTAATAAGAGGAATAACAATTCTTTTTTCTCCAAACTTTACACTATCAAAAGTATCAGGTTTGATAGTGTTTACGAACTCTTTAAAGTTTTCAGCATAATAAAAATCTCCACTAAGGATTGCTCTTGACTCTAGGTATACCTTTGATTCCTGCACCTCAAAGGCATTAGGCAAATCAATCTTTACCTTGGTGTCAAAAGATGGTTTAGAAGTCTGTACGGTGCGGTACACATCCTCTGGAGAGTCTACAACAAAGTTCTTTCCAGTTTTCCCCACCTTAAACTTTTCAAATATGTAATTCTTATATGTTGTAGGATCTAGACTCTTAAGAAAGTTATTGAAAGACACACTCATACCACAGTTATGACACTTGTAGTTAGTATTATTCTTTACACTATACAAATATCCTCTTGCCTTACTTTTGTTTTTCTGTGAATCACCACAGATGGGGCAACGAAAGTTGTATAGTTCTGGTTTTACCCTTTTGAACTTTGGAAGTCTTGATGATATAAGATTGATGTACTTAACATCAATATAATCCATTTCATTGAGTCCGAGTTCTCTCCATTGTAGGGGAGTATGATGGAGTTGTCAAGATATTTGAAAACAATCCAGAGTTGTTTGTGATCAATGTTATTACTGTCACAGCACCCATTGCCATCCAAACACGCTTCTCTAATCCACGTAGTCTTTGCAGCACACTGTCATGATCTGCGTCCATTTTATCACGGAGTTTGTCAATCTTTGCAAAGAGTATAGAGTCAACTTCTTCTTGTTTGGTAATTCTCTCTTCATGAACAGCAAGCATTCTGCTAACTGTAGTATTTACCTCACTGAGTTTTTCAATCGCAGCATCAATTTTAAGTATTATTGGTTTCAAATCTTCTAGTTTTTGTTCTACCAATGCCAACTTAACTTGATTATCCATTTTTAGGGTCAAAATAAGGATTGAAGTTTCTAGCCGTTTTAGATTCTTTTCTCTTTCTTCTCTTATCCTTTCTATCCATCAAATCTTTTATTGCTTTTCTTACAAACTTATTACGTCCATCAAACTTAAGTTCTCTATCGTAACCTGCAGTAGGACCTTTAGCATCAGACGAAGCACTAAAACCACCAGACCCACCTGGAGGATTTGCTACCATACCTTCTTCATTTACATGAAACTCATGATACATTGCTGTACGAAAAGCATCTACAAAACGGTCAATCTTTGACTTCTCCATTGGTCATCCTTTTTAGTTCGGTCAGAATAGTATCATCTAAATCTATTTCATGAATATAAGTACGGGGATACTCAGGCAATCTATCTAAAAAGACTACAAAAGTTTTTACCATACCCCAGAGTTCTCTATCAATTTTAAAGAACAACATAGGGGTGGTAGCATCCCCGAATATATTGTAAAGAATAATGAAATGATTAATCAGAAGATGAAGTTTCAAATCATTATTCAATTTATATCTTTTAAGGAGTCTTTTGATATACCTAAAATGATTTAGGTCTTTATCAAAGTCATCCTTTGTAACCGCTTGAGGGTTCTCATAGTGTTTAATAGCGAAGAGAAGGAAGTTCTTCTCATTCAATTCAGAAAAATACATTCATCAGGTGGGGGGATAGAGGGGTTGATTGCCAGTATGGATGCCAGAACCAGCAACTAAGACTTCAGACTTGACTCTAAGTTCTCCAGCATTATCAACATATGTTGTAACTCCAACCCATCCGGCGTGTGCTACGCCATACTGTGCTGTTTCGTTTGCATTGGTAACAGCAGTAACACCAATACCATAAGCATACTTATCATAATCACTATTGGTCTCACTAAATGATACATCTAGAATAGTAGACTTAGGAAGTTGACTTACTTGGAAGTCAGTCCCTGCGATTGCTACGCCAGAGAGGCCCATTGTACTACCAATTGTCAGTGACTCAGAACTGGCGATAGCAATAATAGATGCATCTCCAAAATAAGTACCAGCAATATCTTTAATACCAAAACGGATTACATCACCAACAGAACAACCACCAGCGATACCAAAAGAGGTTGCTGTTCCCGTTACTGTTCGAGTTGAATAGTTAAGGGATACTGTTCCCGTAGATCCAACATTATCCTTATTGCCCCAAAGTGCCATGTCTTTGCCCTTAGATGAAATTACTTTGCTATCAAATATTTATAAAAATAGGAGACCCTAGAATCTCCACATAATCACTCTTCTCTTGTTTTAATTGCTTTAGCCACAACCTCAAGAAGTTGGTCATCCATATCAGTCTTAGTTAACTTAACTGCTTTAGTAAGAATAACAAGACAGATCTCAACCATCTTCTCACCGAGTTCCTCATTCTCTGGAATTTTAGAAATGGCATCATTAATAATTTTAGATGCTAATGGAAGTAAAAATGCAAGCATGATTTATATAGCGTGTAGACTATATATCAATCCTTATTTGAAACATACTTTCCAAGTTTTTTATCATATCGTTTGACCTCACCAGGTCTCAATCTATCTTTTGCTGCTGAAGCATCTGTAGCAAACTTCTTAAATGATTTGCCATATTTCATTCTAGCATCTTGTTCTTTATGACGCTTTCTTTCATCATCATACTGTTTCATTTGTTTTGAATCGGCATAATCAACTTTCTCGGGCAGTTTCTTATGCTTAGT